CTTCACCGTGCCGACCGCTTGCGCCAGGGAAACCAGAGCATCCTCAAGCTTTTTTATCTCCCGGCGCACCCGGGCATGGGGGGGGTAATGATCTTCTGCCACCAGAAGGAACCCCGTCACCATGCCGGAAAGGATCGTGCAGAGTTCGGCGTCTTCAAGGTGGAGCGTCGCCCGGTAGCGTTCCTGCCATGGAACATATCGCACCCGACCACCCTGCATCGTTTTTTCGTAGAGCTGTAGTTTTTCCATAACCTCCCCTTTCTTTAAAAACCAGGCGCCCGTCCGTGCCGTTCTCGGCAAGCGAGATTTTACCGGACTCTTCGGGGTTGATAAACGACGGGCCGCCGGGCAAACAATTATCACTGAGACTGCCGCCAGCACGGGCTTACACCAGTCGTAAACCGCTGATCGTCTTTTCGCAAATCGCACATAATCGACTTGGCGTTTTTGTCGGGAAAACCCTTAAAAACTTCGCCGCCGAAACTGATCCGGTAGCCTCTCGCATGTTCGCAATCGGTTGTGCATGTTTTGGATTTCACAAAAACCTCCAAATTTAAATTTTAAGGCGTCAATTTTGTAAACCTATACGAAGGTACTACCAAACCAATGATCGTTGATTCTAGCCGTGGTTTTACTCGTCCTGCGCAACATTGCTTAACTTGCCATTCCCGCATATCCCGTTAGGGTCCAGCCCTGCCCCCTCGTAGTGCATCGCCAGCCGTTGACCCTCGGTTGCAAAGCCAGCGCTAGGATAGAGTCGATCAAGCTGCCGCATCCCCTCAAGTGCAGCGGACCGGGTAATCCTGCCCGACAACATGCCTCGAATGAGCAACAGCGTTTTTTGCTCCATGCCCGACTGCCTGCCAAATACAGCCGCTTGCCCCCGGCGGAATTCCTCTTTTTCGGTTTTTGCCTCATCCTCCCGGCGGCGGGCTTCGTCCAGGGCCAGTTCCCGCTCGGCCTTTAGAGTCTCGTCGATGACCCGCTGGAGCGGCGGGAGCATCGTTGCCCCGAGCATAAGCTTGTCGACGGCTCGCCCCAGAGCTTTAGCCGAGCAAGAAGGACCGATCTGCTCAAAGGCAAGCTTGGCGGCGTTGTGCCCGTAGGCTTTGCCGTATTCGGTCTGCATAAGCCCGATGTAGCCGCTAAATTCCCTGCTGGTCATGTCACCGACTCCCGCTTCGCGTCTTCCTCTTCGGCCCATTTCTCAAGCCACTCGGGGGTGCATTTCCCGCCTTCCCAGGCCGACGGCGGCTTGACCCTCTCGAACCACTTCCAAACCGCAAGGGAAGGGTCAGCCCTCGAAGGCCGGTCCCGGTAGAAGCAAACGAGCTTCTCGGTTTCGACTTCGTAAGACGGTTCCGCGTTCGGAAAGCGCTCCACGATTTTGGCCTTGAGCGATTCACACGATTTCCGCAGCCGCCGCTGCCAGTCGGTTTCTTCCCCCGCGCGATTATCTACCACTACTGCTGCAACAGAGGTAGTTAGGTTTATATTCTCTTCTCTTCTCTTCTCTTCTCTTGGTAACGCTGTCGGCGTTACCTTTTGCGTTACCTCGGCGTTACCTTTAGATTTATCCTTATATTTCGATACCCTACGAGCCGTCAATGAACGGCTTTTTGCCGTCGATCCGTTGTGTTTTTCGAATCCAGGCAAGCAAATTCCGTCCGGATTTATCACCAACCACCCAACTTTTTCGACTGCTGAACAAAATCCGGTAACGCCAATAATACGGTCGAGTAACGATGAGGTAACGTTGTGAGCGTTACCATCTGTGGTGTGTTGGTCAAACCATCGCCATAGCCTAAGTAATTTCCCTACAGTGAGGTCGGAATCTTCCCATCCCATCGTGGCGGTGATGGAAAGAACTTCCGCCTTTTCCGGCGTACTCAATTCAATTTTTATCCAATCTCCCGCCATCTTTTCCCCCTTCCGTCCTTCCGGAAATCGCCCCGCAAACATCCGCCGCCATCATCGCGAAGTTGCCCACGTCCGCCGCCTCGTAAAGCACATCTTTCCGGGCATCTTGCAGCAGCTCGTAATTTCGAGAGTTCGGAAACTTGCGAAACCGTCTTTCGGCGGTCTGGAAAAAGGCCAGGGCAAATGCGAGTTCGAAAAACTCCTTCACCATCCGGAACATAAGCACGGAGACACCCGTTACCATCCACGATCCTTTTTTCCGATTGTCAGGGTGGTTCAGTTTCTTCAACATTGCCTCGCGGAATTTCTTCGTTTCCTCCTGACCTCTTATCTCGACACCTCTCATGGAAAACCTCATGTGTTTATGGTTAAACTGCGCAATTAATCAGGTCAAAAAGCGTCGGCATGGAAACCTGTTTTTCAATCGCCTGGAGGTATTGAACCGAATCAAGGTAGTATTGCGGGTTCAACTCGCTACCCTGCCCTTTCCGCCCCAACTTCACCGCGCAATAGGGGACGGTTCCAAGTCCGCAGAATGGGTCATAAATCAACTCTCCGGGGTTGCTGTAGCGGTTGATGAGTCGCTCGACAATATCGAGCTGAAGGGGGCAGACGTGAAGCATTGCCCGCTTCTGGCTCTGCTGCGTGTTGAGGGTGATCATCCGGTTAATGTCCGTCCATACGTCTTCATCCCAGCTACCCGGCGCCAGGCTCATGAATGACGAAGGCAATGCCCCGCGCCGTTCAAGCTCTTCGCCGACTTTGACGTGATGCTGATAGTCGTAGATATGGCTCATCGTGTACTCGGTGAAAGCCGTTGCCAGTTTATCCGGTCCCATCCCGGCAAGATCGTCAGCGGTCAACATGCGGTCGCCGCTTGACCGCCAGAAAGCATGGGCGTCAACCTGCCAGCGGGCGCGGGTGTAGTTGGTTTTTTCCTTTTTGACCGGAACGTCGGCGTAGCCTTTAGTTCGGTCGCTCTGCGGCTTGCGGAAGATCAAGACGTATTCCGGAGAACCGACGCCCATCTTTGTCCCGTCTTTGCACTGCTCCGACCATCCAAGGCGATACGTCTGGTTATTCTCCCGTACAACGTCAGTAACGACGGTGATCATACCCATATAATCAAAGCCATGATTTCGGCTGTGCATGATGGCTTCGCAATGGAACGGCGAGACGGTCGGCGCACCGGCCCCGGTCACGTTTCCAAAAAGGATCCTGTCCTTGACGTGACAACAGTAGATCCGTCCAGGCTTGAGGATGCGAAGCAGCTGCGGGGTAAGGTAGTCCATCTGCTGCCAAAAATGACCGTTGTTGTCCGTATGCCCGAAATCATTGTAGCTCGGGGTATATTCGTAATGGTTGGCGAACGGGATAGATGTCACGATGAGGTCGGTATGGTTTTCCGGTAGACGTTCGGCCTCAAGGACACAATCGTTATTGGCCAGGGTGAAAGTCTCGCCCTTGACTTCGATTCGTTCAACGCCAATGGTGCGGACGAGGATGTCCGAAAGGCTCAGGTGATTTAGCCCATGTTCTTTGATGATGTCCGTCATGTTTTCTACCAACCTTTCATGCTGGCTCCATTTCTGCTGGAGCGTGCGCAGAATCTCCCGTTCGGCTTCCGAGTAGATGATGTGAATCTCGACCGCTCTTGATTGGAGGAAGCGATGGATACGGTGGATAGCCTGAATGAAGTCATTGAATTTGTAACCGACGCCAAGAAAGATTGCCTTGTGGCAATGCCGCTGGAAATTGCACCCACTCCCGGCGATGACCGGCTTTGCCGCCAAATATTTAAACTTCCCATCCGAGAAATCGACAATAAACTGCTCCCGTTGGTCAAGGTCCTGGCTCCCGTAAACGGCGACGGCTTCCGGTAGTGCTTGCTTTATCGCATGGCGCTCAGCCTCGAGATCGTGCCAGATGATGTAATGGCTATCCGGGTCAGCCGTGACGATCTCCATCATCTGAGCGATTCTCTCCGGTAGGCTGTCCCGCTTCTCAGCGCTTGCCGCTTGCAACCCTGCCGCCGCATCCTTGAACAAAATACCCTGCCCGTCCTTTTCAGCCCCGGCCATTTCGTGATGGCTCTTGACCTCGTGATAGCACACGTCAAGCGGCGGAAGATCATAACCAGCATCGGAAAAGCCGAGGTCAGAAGGCTTCTGGAGGAAAACTGCCCAAGAATTTAGCCACAGCCAGAACTCCCGCTCCTTGTGGGGATATAACGTGAGATTATTTGCCTGCGTGCTATCACGCTGAAAGAACCGCGTCAGGGCCTGTCCGGTATCCATTATTCCGAGGAAACCGGCGTAGTGAATCAATTCCTTGTACCGGTTCGGCGACGGCGTTGCCGTGGCAACAAAGCGATGTTTCACCCCCCTGAACAGCGGCAAGAACTCCTGAAAGGTCTTGCTACCGTAGCTGCGCAAAATGCTGGCTTCGTCCAGGCTGACTACCGTGAACAGGGTAGGGTCAAGCCTCCCGTCCCGGATGCTTTCGTAATTGGTAAGATAGAAGTCGTGCCCGTCTTCAATCTCTTCCGTCCGGCGAATGAAACGGAACTCAACCCCGTACCTGGCGCGGATCTCTTCGATGTCAAGACCCAGGTCGTTGGCCCGGTTCACCCATTGCGAACCGGCCAGCATCCCATCCAAGCGGAACTCTTGGCGCACTCCGAGGGGACAGACAATCAGCGCCTTGCCGCCAACGCGGGACAGGGTGAGCCGCACGATCTCGATCTGCTGAGACGATTTCCCGAGACCGAAAGACTCAAACAGCGCCCGGTTGCCGCCCTTCACCGCCCATTGCACGCAAGCGGCCTGATGGGGCAACAGCAGCGGGTTGACCTCGCCGAGGTTTATTTCGTAGCCGTCAAATGTTGCAAGCGGCATTTTCTTTTTTAAAAATTCAAGGTATTCCATAAATTCCCCCGCGTCAGGCTTCGCCGTCCAGCTTCCACCGTGTGATTTCCTCGGCGGTAGTCATCCCCGCCAGAAGATACCGCTTGGCTATCGCCGGCGATTCGTTCACCCGCGCTTGATGTATGTCCTCATGCAGACTTTCGAGCATGCGGAAGTATCCCTCATCTACCAAAATGGCCCGGTTCATTCGAGCGGTTCCAAGGTGATTAGCACCCCTATAAGATCCCCATAGCCCTTTGATGCGACAACCTTGACAACCTGTGAATCATCGTGCCACGCAACCCCGGTCAGAGCATCAAGCACGCAGCGGATGAGCTTGTCAAGGTCCGGCTTGCTAGTGTGCGCAAGAGGCGCACTTGGCTTGATTGATGTGGCGTTTCTGCCTGATCCAAAATGCGACTTGGGACGTGGCATGGAGAAGACCATATCGACTCTGACCGGGGCAAGTGTCCCCTTGACTCCGCGTTCCATGGCCGTCAAGGTGATCGCCGACGCCCACGGCTTTTGCTTCTCTCGGTTGTCCTGCATGACCTGGGCGCGTCCTGTGTACTTGTTGACGTATGCCTTGGCGCTACCTTTCGGGACCGGTACGCCTGGAACGAAAAAAGAAATCATTTGATAATCCCCCGCTCAATCCGGTTGATGATCGTTTCAAGGCGGGCGCGGTTGAAAAATTCATTAAGTGATTGGTGGCCCCATCCTCTCGGGGCTTCTGTCCTTCTGTCATAAATGTCGTGGCAATGGGCGCACATATCGGCCGCGTCGTGGTCGCTGGCCTTCGTGCCCATGCCCGCGCCGTTCCGGTGGGCCAGTACCACGGTTGCCGTGTCGTTCTGGCATCCTGGCAGACGCATGGTGCAACACTGGCCCTTGGCCGCGTCGCGGTATTTTTTTGAGGTCCAGCGTGTCGGTTTTGGAAATGGTTTAAGCTCACTCACCTATGACCCCCTCCCGGTTCTTGCCGCACTTACGGCACTTCATAGCCGGGATTACCTTGCTGTGATAGTAATGGTCATCATATCCGCTCGTTATTTTGTGAGTTGCGCCACAATGTTCACACACCATAACGGCGGAAAAGTCGCGGCCCATGCTAAATGTTATGTCTTGAATCTTCATGATCTTCTCCCTCTTTACCAAAGCCACATTTGGCAGTCTGGTTTATCGCCCTCGTAGGCTTTCCCGCTGGTCCACCATTCCCAAAGCTCATCGACGGTTTTGAATTTTGCTATCCAACGATCCCCGCCGTCCCGACGTTTCGTGCCATGAAAAGCATCCCAATATTTTTGGAACCCACGCCTCCACAGTTTTTCGTATTTCGGCCATCTGGCAAATTCACGCGATTGACCTTTCGGCCCACCCATAGGGCAACCGATGCACCCTAAGCGGGTAAATCCTTGGTCGTATAATTCGCAATACGGCATGTATTTTGAACGAATGAATGTCCAAATATCGTAATCTGTCCAGTACAGAATCGGGCACATGATTGGCGTACCAAGTCTTCTATCTGAGGTAATGGTTGACCACCGTCCTTTTCTCCTTGCCGATTCTTCGGAGCGAACACCTATCGCTTTAAACAAGCCACGTCCGCCCTGTTCTTTGTAAATTTCACAACACCACCTACTTAATCTCGTCGGCGGGCCAAATGCTTTTTCTGTCATCATGTCGGTCATGTGCATTTTGGGATTATTCCATCTGGCATCTGGATATTCCCGCTTGATGAAACGCACCAATTCTGGCGGATCAATCGTGACATTGTTGTACCAAGACTGATACTTAACGCCAGACATTTTGAAAAGACGCTCCATGACAATCGAATCTTTACCGCCACTGAAAGCGACATAATATCCGTCCGGCGACAGTTCCAGCGCCATCGGCTCATATTCGCGAATAATAGCAAGCGCCTTTTCAATCTTACGATCTAGCGGCTCTTCAATCGCAGCCTGATATAGCTCTTCTTCCGTTATCTCGAATAGTCCCACTTTTCAGCGTCTCCCCAGCGCGTCGTTATAAAGGTCTTCCGGGTGTGGAAGAATAATCCCAATGTTCCGAGCGTCTAACTCAATATCGTTCAAGTATTCTGTGAACTGTTGCACATTCATTTGCGTCGTCGACGTGAGGCGAACAATCTCCCGTTTCAGCGCGACGGCTTCGGCCTTCATGCCCTGTGCGTGAACAGCGTTGACGCTTCCGATCATGGCCGCGAAGTCGGGATCGTCCCGGCGTAAAATTTGGACCAGCAGCTTTTCCTTGTACCGTTTGTGTACCTCGTCTTTCGACTCTCCAAGCTCTGCGGCAATGACCGTCAGCCACTTCCACAAAAGTGAGTTTTGCGCCGCCGACCGGTTCTTTTTCCACTCCCTGATTTCCACCTCTTGAGGCTTGTCCAGGTTCAACCGAGACACGATTTCGACGGCGCGGTTCCGGTCGGATTCGGTGCGGATAACGGTTTTCATTCCGCCATTTTCTCGCGCAAAGCGGCGGTCATTTCTTCGACCTCTTGCAACAGATCAATGACGGCGCCGCGGATCTCGGTTATAAGTGCTTCGTCTCGGTGAATCCTGACCTGGAACAGTTGCAGTTCGAGCGGCAGGCGCGAATCGAAGCTGACAAAATCGCACCACTGCCGCCCGGTGCAGTCCATCTGCCAGTGCATCTGTTTCACGTACTCCGAAGGGACCGATCCCCCCATCAGGTATTCGACATGGGTTGCGCTGTTCGGGCACTTAATCTCGATCAGCCCGTCAGTGCCGACCAAGCCGTCAGGAGATGCCCCGCTCATTGGTATGTGGGGATGATCGATAAATCCGACCTCTGTTACCTCTGCGCCGGTGATAAACTCGTATGCTTGGCGGGCGAACGGTTCCTGCTCAGTGCCCCATTGCATGGCACCGCTTACAAAAGATTCCTCCTGGCATCCGGTCAGACGTTCGACGGCGAGCTGAACCCGGTAGTTCTTCCGGGTGGCTGCCTCCCCCCCTTTTTTAAGGGTGGCCATGACATCGGCGATCTTGCTGGCGGTAACTTTGCCCAAGCGGGCGGCAAACCATTCTTGGCTTCTCTGGATCATGTCTTACTCCTTTTCGCTTCGAGCGCCTTGACGGCAAAGACGTAGTTTTTGGCCGGGATGTCACAGAGGGCGCCAACCTTGAGAAAGTCGCAAAACTTCTGCATATCCGTTCCTGTCTCGGTAATCAGGGCGTCAATGTTTGCCAGCTGATCATCGTCCAAAGTCGGCTCCCTTGCCGCTTCGGACTTGGCGCCGTCGTCGTCCTGGTCTTGCGTTGCAAGGCCGGTTATGGCAAGCAAGGTGTACCGTTCAAGGTAGGTGATGGTTGATGCAACCTGCTGGATCGCGTTCTTTTTCCCGCTGTCGTCCTTTCCTGCCGACATGGTAACTTCGGTTGCATGTCCGAGTTCGTGAGCCAGGCGGCAGGTAACAGTAATGTCGGCGCCTTTCTGCTCGACGTTCCACGAGTGAGACAGCCCGTGCCGTCCCATGACCGGGATGATGGTCTGGACGATGTTGCCAAGGGTCGCGTGGGTGTAGCCGGTGAAACTCCCGTCCTTGTTGGTGTAGCCGAC